TTTGCGTAAAGCTTATCAGTATCAAATGTGGTTATAATTTCATCGATGTTTTGCGCATTAAATACTTCATTTGTACTATATCTATATTCCGCAGGTTCAATTCTAATAGTCGGTTTACCTACTTTACCATAAGGATCTTCCACTAATAATACCAATGGTATTCTTTTATTTATCTCTTGATACAATTCAAGAAAACTAAATTGCCTCCATCTACCATCCAAAGCACTAACCGTACCTTTTCGCATACGATAACCAGTAGTCAAAGCTATACCACCATAAATACCAGTATATGCGAAAGCATCAGACCTAAAGTCAATACTATTATCCGACATGAAATCAATCATGTACCGGAAAGCATCCCATACACGCGCACATTCAACCTCGTATTTAAACGTGTTACTTAATACACTATAAACATCTACCGTATACTGATTACAATTAGTAAGAACATCACCATTTTTAGTTTTCCCACTATCTAATGCAGTTCTAATATTTTTATTATTGTTAATGCGCGAAAAAAACGATTTGTCGACAACCTTACATTTGACCGTACAAGCACGCTCGTTAACCTCGCAGTCAGTAAGCAATATGTTGCCACTAAAAATTAAATAGTCAATCTTATCGCACGTGCTAAATATCTCGCATGGTATGCTTTCACAAAACGTATCGTTATTTATTTTATCATAAATGTAAGCAAATCCACTACCATCAAAATCTAAAGTATATTCCTGATATTGCAAGAATAGATTATATTGCTTATCCGTTTTAATCGTAAAGTTAATGTCTTGCCAGTTTAATGCTGGGTCAACCTCTAAAAAGTCAAGTGTAAACTTTATCATATGATATAACGATTATTTAGGCGACTACCGATTTCATTTGCTATCACTTTACCTATTGTTTGAGCATTCTCTACCGTCACATTTCTATTCTTACTCATCGCTCTACTCAAAGCATACGTGTCAACTGTTGCTACAATGTCGCCATTAGCGCCGTTTTTCTTGCCTCTAACGAACGAATTAATGTCCGATGCACTTATCTTTTGTTCGTATATTGCACGTATTGTAGGGGCGTATTTTCGGTTTATAGCCGTAGGAATAACCGCCTCACCTGGTTGTAACATTGCCATCACGCTATCTCTTCCCATGTCCACACCAGGAACTGATAAAGTACCTTTCTGATATTTTGGTAATGGTGTTGCGATAATCTTTGCAAGGTTAGCACCAGCCACCGCAGTTGTTAATGCAAGAACCGCTGGTATAGCAGTTGGAGGTGCTTTTAATGCATTAATTAAAGCCGCAGCAAAGTCAAGTGTTGCTTTGAAAATAGCCGCTTGTTTATCAGCCACATCAGCTTTATGTTTAATCTCATTTAACTTTTTCTGATATTGCTCTTCATTAATTAAACCTTTATCTTTTTGTTCTTTTAAAGCTTGCTCTTCAGCACTTAATTGTTGACGTGTTATGTCTAATCCGATATCTGCAAAACTACTCGCCGCACCTACAATTGCATCCTTAACAGCTAATTCAGTTGCTAATCTTTTCTCCGCATTTTTCTCTGCATCTTCTGCAGTTTTCTGTTGAGCATCTTGCTTTGCCTTCTCACTATCTACAACCGCTTTAGTTACCTTATCGGTTATCTCTAATTGTTTTAATTGATACTCTGCATTAATTCTTTCACGTTCAGTAGCCGTTAATTTTTCATTAGATAATATTTTAGCATATTTATCATCCAAGGCATCCATTTCGATTTGCGCTTGTTTAACTGGATCAGCTTCTTGTTTTAATCGTAAAGCAATCTTTGCATCAATTAACTTTTGCTCTTCGGCTAATTCCTTTTCACAACTTGCTTGCGTTATCTTATCTTGTTGTGCTGAAAGATTTGAACGTGTACCATAATACTGTTCCCAAAGTGTTTTTAATTCTAATGCAGTACCTTTATTATTCTCTAAAAAGTTTTTTTCTAATGCGTAATTTTCAACGGCAAATTTTTGTTGAAGTTCTAACTTCTTTGCTGGGTCACTTTCATCATTAACTAAATTTTGTTGACGCAACTTTATAAGGTTCATCTCCGCCTGGAAGTCAGCTTTCTTTTGCGCTAATGCTTTTTCAGCATCCGCTTTTCTTTTTTCTGCATTCTTTTTACGCTCTTCCTCTTCTTTATTATTACCTTCCTCGTCTATCGCTTGTTTGTTAAATTGATAAGCAAGGTCGATTTGAGTTTTTTGTTTCGTAAATCCTTCATAATCTTTTTGCGCCTGGTCATACTTTTCTTTTGCATCAGCTAATTCTTTATCACTTGGACCTGTAAATAATCCACCAAGTGCCATAACTGGATTTGCTGCGGATGCCGCTAATTTAGATTGATATAATTCATCGTATAATTTCTTTTGCTCTTGTAAAGTCTTATTTGACTTTTGAACTGCTACATCGTTTTCGTAAAGTTGAGTATTATACTCGCGATCTAATGCATTTCTCTTTTCGGTAAAGTCATCTATAGTACCAATTGCTATGCGCATACGGTCATATGCCGCGCTTGCATCATTAGTGCTATCTCTTAATGCTAATTGACCTTCCGTTAATTCATTAATCTTAATGGTCGCCTCTTCAGCATCACCACTTAAAGCATAAATTGCACCACCAAGTGCGACAATGCTAGTGATAATTAAAAATGCGGGATTTGCTAACAATGATGCATTTAACGCACCACTTGCAACCGCCGCCTCACCTTCTGCAACTGCTAATTCTTGATTTGCTACCGCAGCCGTTGTGGTCGCCGCACTAGTAATCCCAAGAACAACTTGTAAATCTTTAAAGGCATCCTTCATGCCCATTAAACTGTTCAGACCTTGGGCAAAATTCAACGCACCTTGTAGCTTTTGTGCTATCTCTTGCGCCTTCTTACTCTCACCACCGAACAATTGAACCGCACCTGTTACACCTTGGAAAGCACCTAAAGTACCACTTAATACATTGGTTAACGCAGTAAACTTTGCTTCAGGATTTAATGCCTTGACGCGATTATTAAAATCATCTAAATCGTCTGTTAATTGGGCAACTTTTTGCGCTGCACTGGTAGCTTCTTTACTGCTCGCGCCGAACTTTTCAGCCATTGCTTGCGCTTCAACCTTTGCCTCTTTAATTTGAGTTTTTAAACTCTTAAATGCTTTATCTGCTTTGTCCGCTTCTTTCTCGGTTTCTAATAATTTCTTATTTAATTCATCAGACGCTTTAGCGGTCTTATTAAATTCATCGGTTAAGCTTTTTAAACCTGCGGTATTACCGACAACTTCAATTACTATTTTATCAGCCATTTTGTTTATACATATCTTCTACTAATAAAAGGTACTCGATTAAGGTAAGCTTCCGATAATTCACACCATACTGCTTACCAACTTTTACTCCCGTGACAAAATTTGTTTCAAGGTTTCGCTGGATGTCCAACCAATAACTTTTGCTAATTGCTTCTTTTCGGTCTGTTCGATTAGGTTCAGACATTTCTCCAAATCTGTTACTGATATATTCGGTAAGGGAAATATGTGCCTTAAAGCAATTGGTACATTGCAAAAAAAAACCTCTGGTTTATCCACGTTTTCTTTCCAAAACTTAATCTTCTTTTCTGCATATTTCGCATCGTAAACATACGGACTTTCATGTTCATCAAAGAATGCAACACCAGCCATCTTATAAAGCAACTCCGCGGTTGGCACTATCCAGTTCAAACGCTCTTTAATCATTATTACTTGTTCTGCAACTTTCATAATATCTATCTGACCATTTTTCCCCGAAATCCATTCATACATCACATCTACAAAAGCAACTAACTTATCATTAGTCATTCTATTATTCCATTCATCATATACCGCTAACGCTTGAAATCCGCGCTCGGTAAATGTGTTGAAACTATCTTGTAAACCATAATACTGCACACCTCCAACCGTAAATGCTGGAACTATTGTGTGACCTTCGTGTAACTGCCAATTAATAACCTTATCCATAACTTTGTATTGCTTCGTGTAACTTATCTAATTTAGCTATCTCGTAGATATGCTTGTTTTTCATTAATGTAAACTCTGCTCTATTGCGACAAACCTTTATTAAGATGTTATCGCGTTTGTATTTATCCTGGTAGCACGCTGAACAATTACACCTCCCTACATATTCAAAACCTTGCTCAATCAAGTAACCAGTTAAATCTAATCTAATTTTCTCTAATGCTTGTAACAAATCCATAAGTTAACGCATTAATTCCGCACAATGCTAATGTATAACCAAACCAATAATGCCACGGCAAATCTAATGTAGGGAATACCCACAATGAATGCACCGATGCCATACACATCGGACATAAGTAGATTGGTTTTTGCAACCATAGCGGTGCTTTCTCAAGTAACTTCTCAATCCAGTTTAATATCATGCCTGGTTCAGTTGCAATATTGAAACCAATGCAAATAAAACTGTTTATAATTAATGCTTCTATCATGCGAATGATACTGAATAAATATCTTGTATTAAATCATCAAAAAAGTTAGTTTGCATTTGACCTAAACCAACATACCATTCATTAGTATTTAATGTTAGTACAGTGTCCTGATTATTTTTAATAACAATTGATGAATTAATTTCATTACCAGTTTCATCTTTACATTGCACTAATTGCGCATTTATGTTTGATATTGGTATTATTATTTGCACGAAATCAGTACCTGTATAGGTATCATCGTCAGTATTATAATTATAATAAACATCATATTCTAATTCAAAATATTGTTTATTGATGGTGCTTAATGTTATTGAAAGATTACTATAAGCTCTTTCTTGAATTAAATTTGGCATATTAGTCCGATACGATTATTGTGTGAATGAATTTTAAATTGATTGTATTGTAAACGATATTGTCTATCGTAAATTGAACTTGGTCGGTTAAGTCACTATCAGTATATACTTTGCAAGTATAGGTAAACATTTCAGGTGTAAAAAATCCAACTGGGAATTCAGGTGCTGCAGCCCATAACTGAACATCACCATCTACATTAGTGCTTACCGCCTGACGATAACGCTTACCTCGGTTTGTTTCAATCACAAAGTAATAGTTACTACTTGGTATAATACCAGCTGGTATAACGTAATTGTCCTCGCAGGCAGTTAATGTTAATTCATAAGCACCTTCACATACAGTTATAGGATTGCTAAAGCTTGCAGGATAGTAATTATCTTCAGTGCTTATAACAATCAATAATGGTACATCGTTCGGATTAGTAATGGTAAACGTAATTACCGAATCGGTGCCAGTGTTTAATGTAGTTGGACCTTGTATGGAATAAGTAATAACATAATTCCATGTACCAGCCAAACCATCTGATACAATCTGATCACACCAGTCTGTTAATGATGCATTAGGTGTAAGGTTGTAACCTAATCCCTGAACGGTTGAACTAAACATATACCATCCTGATACATTGCCTATTTCATCACCTTTAATTGTTATAGTAGTTGTGTATGTTGCCATGCTTCAAAATTAAGCATAAATTTTAATAAATTGATGATGAAACGCAAAACAATAATACCTAAAGCAATCTAAAAAATCGGACATTTTAAACTCACTTGAACGGTCTTTTTTAATGTCACCTTCATTGTCTACCTCCACATACTTTAAATCCTTTATTAATCTCACGCAAGTATCGTTAATCTGTATGTCCGCTTTCTGCAATAAGCTATTCATCAGCACTCGCGTATCAGCCACACTAGGATTGATATTACCAACCTTCATTTGGTTATCACCTAAATTCAGTTTTTGCTTTATCACCGTGTAATAGTTGTAGTTACCTTTTGTTAATGCCGACCTATTGCGACCAGTGGCATCACCTGTTATAATTAACGGCACATTGTGGAAAGTCGCCAACAATAAATCGCATAACTCAAAGATATCACTATTGCTTAAAGCAAACTCCTGAATGATGCGTATAGTATTACCATTGCTTTGCCCAGCAATACACGTTATCGGGTCCTTATTGAAGTCAAATGATAAATACACTGGCAAGGATGGTTCGTAATTTAGACCGCTTGTAATGTGCTTATTTGCGTCAAATGCGTAAGCAAATGGATTATTGGTAACATCGACATCTTCCGCTAATATCTCGCACCTAAAGCTTAACTCATCCATTGTTTGCTTTATCTCCTCGATTTCATCGCGGTCAATAAATGGATTGTCATAAGTCGATAGGTTAAACGAAGCCCAATTGTCTTTTTTATTTGCGTGCAATTGCTTAAAATAGGTCTGACCAAACTTTGGTGTAGATAAAATCCATGCATCACCTTTAAAGTCCATCAGTGTCGGCAATATAGTATTTTGCCAGGCATCTTTAAACTTCTTTGCTTTCTCCGCTTCATCTACTATCACACGCGCATACTTGCGACCTCGACCACTGTCAGGATTATCCATCGACCAAAAGTCAATCACACCGCCAGTAATAAGCTTTATCTGTTTTGTTTGCTCGTTCTTTTCCGCAATAATAGGCGATAACCTTGTTTTAACTTCAGACCACACGTCAGCAAGGTCAGTGTAAGTAGGAGTGAAATAGGCAACAAAACCACCACTAATAGCAATTCGAGGTATGAGATAATTGATTGCAAAAGT